GGCGTAGAGGATGCGACAGATGTAAACCCTACGGACGCGGCTACAGGCGACAACTCGCCGAACTTGTAGTCGCGACAGGGTGGGCTCCCACTTTCTACGCTGACACCTTCGACACGCGAGACCTAAGTACCATTGTCGCAGTGCTAGAAAAACAAAACAAAAAGAGGTGACATGGCTGACGGACTCAACACAAAGATCGAGATCTACGGCTTGAAGGATGCGATCAAGCAGCTCAACTCTGTAGAGCCGGGACTTCGTAATCAAATTGCAAAAGACTTTAGGAATGTGGCAAAGCCTGTCATCAATGATGCACTTATGCTGATCCCTAACACTGTCCCTCTGTCTGGTATGGGTCGCAAATGGACTACGCCTTCGGGCTTCAAGATGCTTCCTTGGGATGCTGGACGCAAGCAAAAGATCTCCGCGAAAATCAACACTAAAAAGGTCTCGGAGTTTCGTGGACAGATCCGCAATGTCGGCGTCTTCAACATCATCTACTCGGGCTCAACTGGGACACTCTTTGACATGGCTGCAAACGGCAGACTTGGCAGTGCACTCTCGGCGCGCTACGGCATGCGATCAAGAGTAATGTGGAAAGCAATGGAGAAGAACCAAGGCACAGTCGAGTCAGAGATGCGGCGAATCGTGGAGACTGTCATGGACAAAGTTGATCGGAATGTGGTCGAGTAATGGCATCAGTAAATATCCCAATTATCTCCGAGTTTGATGCCAAGGGCACCTCTAAGGCAGTCAAAGAGTTCCAGAAACTTGAGGGCGCGTCCGCTAAGGCGTCCTTCGCCATGAAAAAAGCCGCGCTTCCAGCTGCGGCTGCTATTGCAGGAATTGGTTTTGCTCTTGTCGGTGCTACCAAGGCGGCGATGGAAGACCAAGCCGAACAGGTACAGCTCGCCCTTGCGCTTGAGAATGTAACTGGCGCGACTGACGCACAGATCAAAGCGTCCGAGGACATGATTTCCAAGATGAGTCTTGCGTCAGGTGTTGCGGATTCAGAACTTCGTCCGGCTCTAGCGTCGTTAGTCCGAGGAACCAAAGACATTGAAGAAGCGAACCGCGCACTCGCTCTCGCGCAAGATGTCGCTGCGGGCTCTGGGAAAGATTTGGCTACAGTCTCCGACGCAATTGCCAAGGCATATGGAGGGAATATGAAGGGACTGCAAGCCCTCTCTCCAGAGATTAAAGCCATGATCAAAGACGGAGCATCCCTTGAAGATGTAATGAATGTCCTCGGCGGATCATTCGGTGGAGCATCAGCAGCGGCAGCCGCTACCGCCGAAGGTGGAATGAAGCGTCTCGGAATTGCACTTGCCGAAACTAAAGAATCAATCGGTGCAGCCTTGCTCCCAGTAGTAGAAGCCATTCTTCCAGTGCTCCTAAAGTTTGCAGGATGGGCACAAAACAACACTAAGACTCTTCTCATTATCGCAGGCGCGATCGCTGGAGTCTCGGCGGCGGTCTTGATCTTCAACGCGGCAGTCGGAATCGCGACAGTCGTGAACACTTTGTTCGCCCTAAGTCTTACCGCCGCACAGCTCGCGATGGTCGGATTCATCACTCTCGGAATCGCTCTTGTGATTGCAGCACTTGTCGCGCTTTACTTCAAGTTTGACATTGTCCGAAAGATCGTGGACACAGTATTTGACGCCATGCTTATCGGTGGCAAAGCAGTCTTCCAAGGATTGACCACTTACTTCACAGGCGTCTACAACATCTTCAAGACACTCTTCAACGGCATCGCGACACTTTGGAACAACACGGTAGGCAAGCTATCTTTCAAGATTCCGTCTTGGGTGCCCGGTCTAGGCGGCTTCGGCTTTGCAGTTCCTAACATTCCTTACCTTGCCGAAGGTGGGATCGTGACAGGGCCAACGCTTGCGATGATCGGTGAGCGCGGCCCTGAAGCGGTCATCCCGTTATCTGGACGCAATTCTGGGATGGGCGGAAACTACACGATCAACATCACTGGCGGTCTTGGCTCAAGCGCGGAGATCGGCACAGCTGTCGTGAACGCCATTCGAGCATTCAATAGGCAGAATGGCCCTGCGAACATAGCGGTCGCCTGATGGCTGGCGTCGCGGTAATTGGGTCAGGTAACTACGACTTAGAGATTGACACTGGGTATATGTGGGACGCTTTCACACTTGACGACTCACTCAAAGGCGAACTAGACAACATCGAATATGTGCTGAACGGCGTCTCACAATATGCGTCGGTTATGGATGGCACGATCGGACTTACCGCGAAACGCGGACGCCAGAATACAGGCGACCAATTTGCCTACGGGACGATGAGCTTCACGCTAAACGACACCTATGCGGACGGAGTTTTCAACCCATTCGACACGACTTCGCCATATTACGATCCAGCAAACGATCAGCCCGGACTAGCACCACTCCGACAAGTTCGCTTCTCGCGCTATGACTCGCTCAATGTAAAGAAGTATTTGTGGGTCGGCTACATTGTGAACTACGACTACACCTTCACACTTGGCGGACTTGACACAGTGACCGTGAATTGCGCGGACTTCTCCTATCAGCTTGGGCAGACCTTTCTTGCCGAATGGAATGTCACCGAAGAGCTCTCGAGCACTCGATTCAGTAGCTTGCTGGATCTCCCAGAGGTCTCCTATTCAGGTGCTCGAAGCATTGAGACAGGCGTAGCAACTCTTGGCGGTGCTGCTGCGTGGACGGTCGCAAACGGTACATCGGTCGCCGCATACGCCAACAAGATCAATGAAGCCGAGCAGGGCAGAATTTTTGTGGATCGAGAAGGCACAATCACATTCCAGAAGCGTCTAGGAACGACGCTTGGGATTCCTGTTGCAAAGTTCCACGACGATGACACGAACATCGGCTACTCGGCTATTGACATCTCTTTCCAAGCGGACACAGTTGTGAACCGAGCATCTATTCAACACGCTGGAGCGACATCTCCACAGGTCGCAGAAGACCTAGTCAGCCAAGCCGCTTATCTTGTGCAGACACAATCCATCACCGACTCTCTTCTGCATAACGATGCCGCAGCTCTTACCCTTGCCGAATACCTAATTAGCCCAGATCCCGAAGCGCGCTTCAATTTCCTTGGTACAGAGTTCCCCGGACTATCCACAGCCGATCAAGAAACACTTGCGCTACTTGATGTAGGCGATTTGATCAATGTCCAAAAATCAATTACAACTTCGGCAGGCCCAACCCAATTTGCCCAAAATCTTACTATTGAAGGACTCGAGCATCGACTGACCTTAAACGCAGGTCACGCAGTCACCTATTTCACCGCGCCAACTACCATCGTCTATGAGCTCATTTTAGACGACATTACCTATGGCACACTCGACACACAAAATGTCTTAGGATAAGACTCATGGCATTACAGACTTTCACCGCTGGTCAAATCCTGACAGCTGCACAAGTGACAGCATTACAAACTAACGACTACAACCAAACTGTTTCGGCTAAAGTCGCTTCTTACACGCTTGTCGCCGCAGATAAGGGCACTCGAATCACAATGTCGAATGCATCCGCAACCACCGTCACGGTAAACACTTCCCTATTTACGGCTGGCGATTCTTTGCGTATTCAGAACATCGGTGCTGGTGCTTGTGTTGTTACGGCTGGTACGGCAACCGTTACTAGTGCAGGATCGTTAAGTATTCCGCAATGGGGCGGCGGTCAGTTGTATTTCACTTCCGCGTCGGCGGCGGTGTGGTTTCCAGACGCAGGTACAGATGTTGGTGGAATGACGCTAATTAGCACAACTTCTTTAACTGGTGCAAGCATTATTCTTAGTTCAATTCCACAAACATACAAAGACTTACAACTTGTTATTAGAAACTTTTTACCTGCAACAGACAGCGTAAGTTTTGCTGTTCGAGTCAATGGTGATGCAACAGCCAACCGTCATAGGTCTGTGCCAGACTCCACCGCGCCTGCCGGGTACACCTTTAACGCGACATCTTGGAACACCGACCTTGTAGGTCAAGACAACGCAGTTGCCGAAGGATTATCTATTTACAACATTTACGATTACACCAACACAGTTACTAGAAAAATGGCTAGTTCAGTAATTCAATATGTAAACGCAACAACGACAACGAGCCTTTCGCAAGAAAACAGTTCTTACTATTACAACCAACTATCAGCAATTACCTCATTGACTTTACTTCCCTCATCGGGCAACTTCACAAGCGGAACGGCACTTCTTTATGGCATATCCTGAAATAAAAATTATTGACTGCACAACCAATGAAGTCATTGTGCGCGAAATGACAAAAGAAGAAAATGATCAACTTGTCAAAGACAAAAAAGAAGTAGAAGCCCGCAAAAAAGCGTTAATTGACGGAGCGAAAGCCAAACAAGAAGTACTTGACAAACTTGGTATAACAGCCGAAGAAGCCGCATTATTACTCGGCTAATGGAAGTTCTAACAGCCGCAATAATCGCAGGCGGATTCACCGTCATAGTCGCACTTATCAACCGCGCCGACAAAACATCGCGTAGCGAACACGCCGACACACACGCCGCGCTAGGGCGCATCGAGCAAAAAATAGACGGGCATATAAAAGACCATGAATAAACAAATCAAAGCACTTGCCGCGTCATACAGTCGCACCGTCATCGCCGCCGTACTTGCCGTCTACATGACAGGTAACACTTCACCAACCGATCTAGGCAAAGCAGGCATCGCAGCTCTACTACCGCCGCTAATGCGCTGGGCAAACCCTTCAGACAAGGCTTTCGGTCGTGGCGATCATTCCAGCGAATCCTAAAGTCCCAAACAGTCGCCCCTATACGGGCAACTCTGACGGGGCATCCAGTGGACCTCGAGCAGGCATGGACGAATGGATTAGACAGGCAGTGAAATATGGTGATGGGGCGTTCTGGAATAACGGATCTTGGGGAGTTCGCAACATGCGCGGATCTGACGATCAACTTTCCGTACACGCCACAGGTCGAGCAGTAGATCTCTCATACCGAAAGTCAGAGCAACATCCGAACGCTAATCGCAAAGCATCAATTGCCTTCATTGACATTGTCACCGCCAACGCCAACGCGCTTGGACTTGAGTGCATCCTTGATTACTTTCCAAAAGACTTTGGGCGCGGCTGGAGATGCGATCGTCAAGCATGGAAGAAATATTCCAAGCCTGAAATACACGGTGCACCCGGCGGAGATTGGCTTCATATTGAGATCACACCAGCAATGGCAGACTCCGCAACCCTTGTCAAACAAGCCTTTCAGAGAGTGTTCGACGAAATCCCCCAATAGCGCACACTGATCCTCTATGGTCGAAGTACCGACGATAGGAGTACAAAACATGACTGAACCAAAAGTCTTTATTTATGAAGTTGGCAGGTGCTGTCTGGACAACGGACAAGAAGTCTTGATCCAAATCTTCCGTCATTCGGATACACACAAAATCATCCGCGCTCAAATGGCCTTCCGAACCTTGGCAGGCGACTCATGGGGCGTACCTACAGAACTGGACTTTCAACAATGAGCTATCTAATGATCAAAATCGGTGCATGGGCTATTTGTGGCTTAGCAGCCTTCACGCTCCTCTGGGACGCTTCTGAGCCGTCTCAGGGCATGTCTAAGGTCAATGCCCAAACAACCTACGCCACTATCCCCCTAGCACCACTGCCTTCCACGACCTCGAGCACGACCCCAGTTACCGCTTGTGCTGGGGCTCTTAATCTTGCGTTAAGTGTTGGTTGGCCTGCATCCGAAACACCTACTTTGATGCGCGTTCTCAAGCGTGAGTCAAATTGCATTTCAACCGCATTTAATCCTCGAGACACTTCAGGCGGCTCTTACGGTCTGATGCAGATCAACGGCTTCTGGTGCACCCCTTCGGCATACTGGCCTCAAGGCTGGTTACAAGCGAAAGGAATCTTGACTTCATGCGATCAATTACTAGAACCCAAAATAAACCTCATCGCAGCTCTTGCCGTGTGGCATAATTCTAATTGGTCGCCTTGGAATCTTCCGAAGTGACCGAAGAGCAATATCCCGAAACAGGAATAACAGAGGAGACCCGACGAATGTACCCCGATAACTACACCGACAAAATCGGCAAAGTCATGTCACGAATGATTGACGACATTGTGCGACCAAACCATGTACCAACACCAAAACATTCACACGACATCTTGCTTGATGAACTTGCCATGATGTACGAAGCGCACATGACTATTGGCGGA